GATATATCTTACACCACAACTCGTTGATAAAACAGGACAAATCATCAAATTCTTGTCTATTTTCTATGGCCTACAATAAAAATACACCAATGATGTTTGAAGCCACGCTTATAGTGCAACCAGGTGATACTCTTGTGGTGGGTCTTTGGAAAAGTGTATTTCACCCCACAAAAAATCCATTCTTCAAAGAATGGGAACCAATTCAGCAGTAATTTTTTAAACTAAATTAAATCAGCGAGTGTGATTCAAAAATGGATAAAGAAACATATGCTCGTATTAAACGAGCGTACGAAATTACCATAAATGGATGTGGCGGCAACTGCTTCGAATGTGAACGAAATATTTGTTTGTGTGATTCAAAACAGACCAAACAAGATGCAAAACGCTGGATTAAACAAAAGGCGATAGAACGAAAGTTCTATAAAGATAATCGCGATAGGCGGTTAAGTGCAGCAAAAGATCACTATAATAAACATCATAAAGTTGAAAATCCAATGGAAGCACGTAAATTGCCAAATACTCTACTAGACATGCTGCCAGATTCATTTGATTATGAAACTGCTGCAAAAATATGGCTGGTTGAATATCCCTGTATGTGTGAACGAATCAAAATATTTATGGCCAGAGGTCTATTAATAAAAACCCGACCGGGGTTAAAAGTGATTTGCACAAAAACAAATGTGGGTGAAATATGATTTCAGTAGTCGAACAAGTTCTAACAAAACTGAAAATTGATTTTAAGTCACGTAAAAATGGATTAGAATTACAGTTCAGGTGCATAAATCCCAAGCATCATGATCGCCATGCATCGGCATCTATCAACACCAAAACAGGCAAATGGAAGTGTTTCAGTTGTCTTAAAGGTGGGAATCTCAAAACACTGGTCAAAATTGTTGGTGGTGAAGATGTAGAATGGGAAAAATTGGTTACGCCAACCGATAGCCTCAAAATGAAGATTGGGTCAATCTATAAAGACAGTGCCGAACAAATGCTTTCTTATGAAAATGTTGCTGATTTTACCAATACATTTAAAGCCATAACTTCTGATTTTATTCCAGCAACGACTGATATAAACAGCCTTCGTTATTTAGTCAATAAAAGAAAGCTGACAAAAGAAACGATAAGACGCTTCAATTTAAAATATTGCAAATCTGGCCAATATGCCGAACGCATAATAATCCCATATGATTATGAAAATGAACCAATTGGATTTAACAGTCGATATATAGGAGAAAATACAAAAACGCTGCGCTATCTATATTTTCTCAATAATGAAAAGTTCGAAAGTTTCATTTTCAACTTTGAAAATGTGCAAAGTTATGATTATTGTATATTGGCTGAAGGCCCATTTGATCTAATGTATCTAGTTCAGAATGGTTATAAAAATGTTATTTCAACGCTGAATACTAATATTAGTCGTCAGCAAATGATGAAGATTTTAAAATTCAAAAAAATAATTTTCTGTTTCGATAACGATGAAATATCACAAGCTGGTCAAAATGCTGTATTAAAGCACGCCGAAACCATTTTTAATTACGCACCAAACATGCCCATTTTCAAAGTAGAATTGCCTGTTGGCAAAGACCCAAATGAATGTGCCACTGACGAGCTTAAAACGGCCTTTGGTGCTCTCAAAAGAATACGGATGGCATCTATGCCCTCCCCTGCCTTAACTTTTGAATATAAGCATACAAATGGTGGCCAGGGCAGGTTGTGAGTTTTTTACATCTATGCCCATAAACTTCTTTTGGTAACTCTATTCCGTGTTTATATCGAAGATGTAATAATAACCACACCAACGATTCTTTCATTGGCGCAGATGGAATCTCTATATTGAAATTCCCATAAACAAGAACACCAATACCACCGTTATCATAACCTTGTGTATGTTTTCCAATGTATTGTGAAGGACGTCCTTCATAAATCGTGCCATCTGGCACAATGATATAATGAAATTTTATGTCGATCAATCCAAGTTCATTAATATCTTCACGCTGTAATTCCCTAATGCTCTCATGCCCTTTAAACAAGGGCATGATGCGCATATTTGGAGATTCTTCTGGAAATCCATAGTGATGAATTATGACTTTGCTTGGAACATGAGGAAAGTAGGGCTTACCGGCCACGTTTGGCTTTGCGCCCCATTCAATCCTACTTATGATCTTTTCTGAACTGAACTTTTCTGGAATCATTTCTTCAACATGAAATTAACCCACTGGTTATCAGAAGCCAGTTTATGTGTAAGCAGGCGAGGTTCATATTCATCAGTCAAGATTTCAAATCCACACTGAATGAAAATTTGGTGCCATTTACTTCGTTCAAAACAAGAGATGTGGGTTGGGTCGCCATCAACATAACCAGGTGCCGGTGGATTCACAGTCGAAATATAGAGAATTGCATCCTTCTTCATCGTTCGTTTGATGTCTTTCAAGATGGCATGAATGTCGGCTTCTGGTATGTGTTCGATGACCTGTGACATCAAAACAAACTCAAACATATCATTCTTGAAAGGAATCTTGTTGTTGGCAATGACACCAAGTTTCGGTTTGATCAAAGGGAATGGGCAATTGTCAACATACCACTGAGAAACATCAGCGCCATAACACTTCATGTTTTTACGACGCAAACCTTCGGCATTGGCTCCCATTGCGGCACCAACATCCAACAAAGTCATTGTCGGTTTCAAATCAAAGGTATCAATGAGCATGTCGGCGAATTCTTCCTGCCACCCGCCACAACAGCGCATATCAAAGCCCTGATCGTTCTTTGAAAATTCAAAATATTCTTTGCCAAATTGCATGTTATTGACCTTTCAGAATGTCCATTGTTTTTCTATGTAGATACGATGATCTTTATCACCGTCAGTATCAGCAAAGGCCCGTAATGAGCCATTTTTGTATGTAATAGCCGGTCTTATCGTTACTTTACCATCTACAATCCTTTTAAAAGGTTTGAAATGGAAGCCCTCTTTAGTCACTTGCTGCACATCATTTTGGAACTGTTTAAGTTGTGTGGATGGCTTAAATAAACTATCGAGGGCATATTTCTCGCATAAGTCAGCTATTGTGGCAAAGGGAGTGTACCAAGGCCAAGCTTTTTCTTGGCATATTCAACGACATACTTCTTCACAAGCTGCATTACAAATGCTTTAACATTGTCACCAAGGAAATATTTTGTCAGAGTTGGGATTTCTGTACTAATGGTATTCATGGCCTGATCTGTAAGTTTATCAATAACATCACTTACCTCTTTATCGGTCACAACACCATCAGCAAGTGCTTTTGTCGATTCTTGACTCATGGTAATCAGAGCATTTTCACTGAGAACAGAAATGACCATTTTCATTTTTTCAATGGCATCAAAAATACGAGCAGACACCTTTTCCGCCTTGTACTTTGCAGCCAGATTCTTCAGAAGGCCAATGAGATACAATGCAGTCATGGTTGAAAGACCAAGACCAAGAAACAAACCAACAAGCTTTAAAATGTTTACAAAATTTTCCATCGTATAAAACTCCTTTTATTTAAAGAATTCCTTGTAAAAAGAAATTTCTTTTTCCAAACTTTCGTCCGGCGATATTGTGGAAAATCCACCGATTTCAACCAAATCCATTAAAAAGTCATTATCATAATCACTTAATGGAATGACCGGAATTCCATTTTCCTCACCAGCGATTGCCCGTGTATCAACTCTCAGAAGTAATACCTTACCACCAATTCCATAAACAGGCAAGCCAAAGTGAAGTCTTGTTGTTACACAATAGTCAATGTGTTTGTAATAATCAATTATATCCAATGCATTATCTACATGAACAATATTATTTCCAAACCATTCTTTTAATAGAACTAGATCGGATTTCTTTAATTGCGCAAAATACAAACATGGTTTTCCTGTTTTTTGTTCAAGATATTCCTTTGTCTTTTTGAATTCATTTATCAAAAAATCTCGATCTTTTCTGTTTTTAAAGTATTCTGCCGTTAAACAAATGGCGTTGATTGTTCTATCTGTTTTATGAACACCTTTAAAATGACATGCAAATGTACCAGAACATGGTAATAAGGTAGAATCAACACAATTGCTTTCCAGAAAGGCTTGTGCCATTTTATCACGAGTGGTGATCAGCTTAACATTCAATAGACTTTTATGAAGCACTTCTTTAGTGTATTCTGATGTGTTTAAATGTGCTGCAAATTCTTCTGGTGTCATTGTTTCCGAAGGATAACCACCACCACCAGCCAGTTTCAACACAGGTACACCAAGAGCATTTATATCATCCCAGATTTCATCATCATAGTAGAATTTCCAGTCATCAAGATTGTTGTACTGTGGCATACCACCATAAACAATATAATCACAGGTTTTCATCAGAGCCATTTCTTCAGGTGTTAGTGGTTTAAAACGACTTATAAGATGCCACTCAACTGGTTCTGGAATAGCTTTGTTCAGCACATGCTGTAAACCAAACCGTATGAATACATCACCTACGTTGATATGACCAGTGTAATCTTCGATTAAGTTAGTCAGGAGTGCTATTTTCATCTTTTTTCGCCACCATATCAATTTTTACACCAAGAAATTCTATCTTTGCTGTAACAAAATCTGTATCACAATCCTGTTTACCTATTTCAACAGATAGAACATTTGGCATTAGTTTATCATCAATAAAAACTTTTGTATCATATCCAACGCCTGTTTCATTAACAATTCTAACTTTACATTTATTTGAAAGTTCTGGCATTGTCAAAACCTTTCGAGTTTCCATATTAAAACTGCACCTTCAGTTCACCAGTCAAGAACATGTGGCGTTCTGCCTGTCTACGTCTTACAAGACCATTACTAACTTCTTTCTTTTTTGTCTGTGGATTGGTTATTTTATTCCATACAAGAAACTGTTCAGCAGCACCACCATAATCTTTTGCATTAAGCTTTTTAAGCAAGGTTGATGTGGCAAAATTACCAGCACCAATATTAAAAGCTAATGATACAAGTGCGTCAAACTGATGTTGTTTCAATGGAACTGTAACGCTTCTCAATACAGTCTTTTCAAAACTTGTCATATCTTTTTTCAGCAGATTGTCAATATCTGCATCTGAAATTCTCATACCTTTTGGAGAAGGCTGACCAAGAGTTTCACCAGTATGCCCATAACCAATAGTCCATTTACCAGCAGGACACAGATAACCTTCGTAATGTTTACCTTCAAATGACTTTACAAGTGAAAGTCCATTTTCACTGATATTTATTGGTTGTTTCTGTTCTACAGGAACTTCGTCTGTATAACCACATTTTGGGCATTTCATAGTTTAAAAACTCCTAATAATCGTATTTATCTGCCTTTTTGGAATCAACACTTTCAATACCATAACTTGCATCTAATTTAACTATATCATTACACAACCTAGAATAGCAATCAGAACAAAGCTGTTGAATTGTTTTATGTTCTGGATTCTTTGGGTCGCGCCGCACTGTAATAAACGGCTTTTTGGAATGACAGCACTCACAGAAATCCTCAAAACATTCAAGACATAACCGAGTTGCACCAGCAACTATTTCATATGGGTTTGGGCACAATTCACATTTATGATCTTTTTTTGGTATCTCAATAGATGGTTTAAAGTCAGGATTTTTGTTCCTGACTTCTGGTGGTCTTTTTGTCATGCAGTGAGAACCTGCTTTCAGGGTTTTATGGGAATGTTCAAAAGATATCCAATTACCATTGCAACAACAAGAGCAATTACTTTGAATATATACGGGTTTAATCCAAGTAGAAATGCACCACTATCATTCTGATTTTGTTTCTGTTTCTTTTGATCTTCCAAAACCTGATGTGAAATACAGTTTTTCTGAATTGACTGAACGCTATTGGTCAGATTTTCAAGGTTCTTATTTATGTTATTGAAGTTCTGTGCATTAAAGTCTTTTACATCAGCAATCTTTTCTTGAAGATTATCCAGTAAAATCTTCTGTTCTGCCTGTGTTTTAATCAGTGCTACAAATTCTCCGTCGAATCTGAAATGGTCGTCTTTGTGTCCGGCTGGTGGTGTCATGGTAAGTTGCTCACTTTCTGAAAATCTTTAAGATAATGTTGACAATGAATGAATACAATTTGGAATACCAAGGATTAGAGATTGGTTTAGGACTTTCACTAATTGTATAAACACATTGAGGCGTGGCATAAGTGAGCATCTTGGAGAAAATATCAAAGGGAAAACTTTTGATACTTCCATCAAGCCACCAAACAACAACCTGCCGACTTTCTGTGTGTACACTATGAAGAACGCACCAATGTTGATTGACCATGGCAAACAACAATGTGAGGAATGGAGAATAGTTTGGAACGTGATGAACAAGAAGAATCGTTTTGTTATTTGCTAATTTACCTGTGAAAAGCTGTTCTGCAATTGGCTCAATTAAACTATATTTAAGATTTTTTTCTGGGAATGCTTTTAAATATTCTGTTATTACTCGCTCATGTTCTGCTGGATTATCGTCAAAATCCACATCATTATATTCCATGATTGCCTTTAAATCTTCA